CACTACTGCATATATAATTTAGATAAAATACATAAATTTTTAACATACTTAAATGACTTTTCTTGATTTTCTTTGCTCATATTTCTAATAGGTTCGCGAAATTTGTCTATACTAGAAATAATTTGTTCTGATTGATTCATATACACTAAATCAGTTTTATAATCTTTTTCTATAAAAAATTCAATATTATCATTGTTAATTTCACTTTCATATTTAGAACATATATAATTATACCATATCTTTGCAGTAAGTGTTGGATTTACCTTTTTTATCATGAAAATACATGTTTTTGCTTTTTTTATTGAACTATCTTCATTAAATACAAGTTCTATATCTTCTATAAATTCAGTTAACTGTGTATTGAATGCATTTAAGAGCAAAGACTTGTCTGAACTATCTAATGACGGCGATGATGACATTTTTATTTATATTAAATAATAGATACAAAAATATACAACAAAGATATATAAGACTATATAATATTAACTAATTGTTTTAAATATTTTTAGTTTATATTTATATTATCTAAATATAGAATTATTGGACTATCAAGTTACTGATTGAATCGGACATTTTTTTGTTGTTGTATCTGTTGTTGTCTTTGCTGTTCTTGTTGTTGCACCATTTGCGGACCTATTACCTGTAACTGTTGTTGAAACTGTTGTTGTTGTGAAAATTGCGCTTGGAACTGCTGTTTTTGTTGTTGTTGCTGAACAAATTGTTGTTGTGAAGGATGTTCCACCACCTTTGCCTGTTTATCAAAGTTAACCTGTATTTCGGAGTTTCTCTTTTGTTGTAAATTTTCTAAAGAAACACTTCCTATCTTATCAGGTGTATAATCTTCCTTTGGTGCTTCTATTCTCATGTTACTATCAACTGTCGCGTAGTTATACAACTGTCGCATCCCTCCATTCCCTTTTGCAGATAAGTCATCGCTCGTTTGGTCCCAGTAGCTAAATGAATCTGACGCCACTCCATACCCCCCAATACAGTCATTGTTTAATGAAAAAGGAGATGGCTCTCCATTATTATTTGTTGCTGCCATGTTTATCGCTGTTTCTCGTGGTTGTAAGTGCCCCAAAATTTGGTCCCCATATAATACCTGATGACCTTGTTTCATAAGGAGTAGTGCAGGTACACGATTTACTTGCGGTGGCATGATAATCTTTTCTCCATTTTGAAGAATAATGTACCACGAACCTGTACTACTTTTTACTCTCTTATCGATACATAAAAAATGTAATTCTTCTTTAATGTTGCTTTTTGCTAATGTCTGAAGAATTTTTTTAGATTTTTCACAAAAATTGCTATAATATAAAATACTACTCATAATATAAAATTACCACCGAGTATTTATCATTTATTTTAACTTATTATTTAAGTTATTCATTCTCCTTAATTATATTAATAAAAAATTGATTTAATAAATTGTATATTAATAATATAATAAGAAAAGCAAGTCACACAAATACATAAACAATGGAACCCCGTATTACAAACATGATGGAAGACAACGGATTTTTGAAATTTACTTTGGTCGATTGCAACATGAGTATTGCAAATGCCCTGAGAAGAATTATAATTTCTGATATTCCTACATTTGTATTTAGAACATTCCCTTATAGTGAAAATAGGGCTGAAATTATACACAATACTACTAGATTGCATAACGAAATTATTAAGCAGCGTCTCAGTTGTATTCCCATTCACATCACCGATATGGATTTTCCATATAAAGACTATATTATAGAAGTCGACGTCAAAAACGATACAGACAGCATTTTATATGTTACAACCAAAGATTTCAAAATAAAAAATATTAAAACGGATGTATACTCGAATGAGTCGGCTGTTCGTGCAATATTTCCTCCATCTGCATTATCAGGCGACTATATAGAATTTGCTCGACTTCAGCCGAAGTTATCTGAAAATATTGACGGAGAACGTCTTACACTTCGCTGCGGTCTCGATATCGGGATGGCGTCACAAGACGGAGCATTCAATGTTATTAGCACTTGCGCGTACGAGTGTACACCCGACGAGTCAAAGGCGCTCGAAGTATGGAAAGATATAGCAGCAGCTATGAAAAAGAGTGACAAAACAGATGAAGAAATCGAATTTGAAAAACGTAACTGGTTTCTGCTTGAGGCAAAACGCTATTACCAGCCAAATAGTTATGATTTCACGATTGAGACAGTTGGTGTGTTTGAAAACAATGAAATCGTCCTAAAAGCATGCGAAATTATGATTTCAAAATGTGAAAAGTTTTTGGGAAATTTACAGCATGGAAAAGTCGCCATTGTACCATCCGAAACAACACTGAAAAACGGTTTCGATGTTACACTGGTGAATGAGGACTATACATTGGGAAAGGTTATTGAATTTTATTTATACCAGCAAAATTTTATAGCGGACAAGACACTGTCATTTTGCGGGTTTAGAAAGCCACACCCTCATGCAACTGACAGCATTATTCGCGTTGCGTTTCATAATGAAATAGACCCTGTGGGGGTATCTGGATATATACAAGGTGCCACCGATGCCGCTATTTCCGCATTTAAAAAACTAGCGGAGCAAATGGGAGGCGACTTGAAGAAAATGGAAAGGGTGCGATTATCTACAGGAATGGCGATGTCAAAGTCCAGTAGCAGAAGCGCGAGCCCTAAAAAGACTTCCATAGCGGCAGCAGCAGAAGCAGAAGCAGTTGCGTCAGCAACCGATGTAGCCGAAAGTAAAAAAGAGAAGTCAAAATCGGTAAAATCACAAGGTGCATCCGCGACTTCAAGTAAACCGAAAAAAGTCAAGTCACTGAGTTCTGGGGTTAAACTGAATTTATCGGAAAGCGCAGCCGCAGGCGACGAAGAATAGGGCGAAGAATAGGACTAAAATAATTCATATAATATTAAAATTCGTTATTTTTATAATATTATATTCAACACCATAGATATAGTACACGATGATATTAAATGTAGAGGAAGTATATAAAACATTATTATATAATAATATTAATGTTAAGGGAGTTTTTCATGTAGGGGCGCATGAATGTGAGGAACTATTGTTTTATAATAGCTTTGGAGTAAAAAATGAAAATATCATTTGGATCGATGCGATGGAACATAAAGTAAGTGAAGCGATTGAACGAGGTATTCCAAATGTATATTGTGCTTTAGTAACTGAAAAAGACGATGAAGATATTTTTTTTAATGTATCAAATAATATTCAGTCATCTAGCATATTAGATTTTGGAACACACTCCCAAGAACATCCACACGTAGTATATATCGATAAATTACTTAAAAAAAGTATCACCGTTGACACTTTTTTTGAGAGGAATAATTTAGACGCATCAAACTATAATTTTTGGAATTTTGACATACAAGGAGCAGAACTGTCCGCACTTAAAGGAGCGACCAAGTCAATACAGTATGCAAAAGCATTGTATTTAGAAGTGAACGAGAAAGAGTTATATAAAAATTGTGCTCTTATCGAAGAAATTGATGCTTTTTTGTCGCAGTATAATTTTAAAAGAGTATTGACTAAAATTACACAACATGGGTGGGGCGACGCGTTATATGTAATAGAATCATAACTATAAATATAAGTCAAAGGTATAATTATTGTAAACTATTTATATTAAATATAACTAATTATAACTAATTATCACTAATTATCACTAATTATCACTAATTATTTTATTTAATCTAGGAAAAAATCCCAGTTCATTTACTATTTTTTGTTTTTCCTTTTTTATTATATCAATACGCTGAGACCACCAGTCTTCCTCTATTGCTTTTGTAATAATAGATAAAGACTCTTCAAAATTATCAAGCGGTAATCTAACAAAAGCACGTGAGTCGATGTGGTCTTCCAGATTGGGACATCCCCAATAAAAACAAAGACACTCAAATAAAATAGGCTCCCATATCTTCTCAGTTGCATAATTTTTTTCAATATTGTTCTCACACGAAAAACAGTACTTGTACTTTACTAACTCCGTTTTATTTTGCGTCTCGCCTACATACGATTTTAATGCGTGATAATTTTTACGACCATAGACATGCATAATATCCGTAGGTCTAACTTGCGACCCCGAAACCATCTCCGAGTCTACATATTTCAAAAAGTTGACCCTCTTCATATGTCCTTCGTCGTATAATTTATCACTTAATACACACATTACCTTATTTATTTTCTCTTCACCTGAAATATTTTCCGGCGGCGATACTTGCCATTGTACATTGTTAAGACTTTCCGCATGTCGAAACACTTTCATAAATTTGCTCGCATCCGGTATAGCCCATTCCCCCCATGTTTTAACTCCCCAGTTTTTAGTAGTGTCGTGTATCCATGGTTCCATCTGAAAAACAATCGTCTTTTTCGGTTCATATGCACCCAGTGAATCATATGTAGGCATATTTATAATCACATAATAGTCGATACTATTATCACCTTCACAATCAGAAACAAGTTCGATATTATTTATATATGTTCCTTTTATATCATTCATCACAGAAAATTCGCGACACAAATCTTTCGAAGAACACCAATTGCATAACATTTTTACACGTTTTTTATTTACGTTTTCTAATATATCCGATTTTCGATTAATCTCACGCATCTGTTGCATCTCATGTTTTTTAATCTCTCGTAATTGTGATTCCTCCAACAAGCGTCTGAAGTTCTCATCAAGATTTTCTACAACTTTTGGTGCATACTCTTTTTTAATATAAATACCATCACCTTCTCCAAACCATCGCGAACTTGTAATATTTGTAATACTACTTTTAAAAAAACCGAGCGTATTAAATGCAATGCATTGTTTATCGCGTGCGGCACATAGTATCATATTTTTTACACTATCCTGTTTGTGGTACAGGTCGTTCCCTATTTGGTCACCACCGGGTATATAAATAAAATTATCTTTCAAAATGCGAAGGTAATAATTTTCATGCAAGCTAAAGTCAATCGAATCAACGCTTCTTTGTATATCCGTATCATAATTGACGTCATCTTCGTGCCATAACGATATACACAAATTCGGTTGTGTTTCGTACAATTCAATAGTATTCATAATTTTCATAAGGTAGTCGATACCATGCCTTATTCCGTTTTTATGAATATAGTCTATCATTTTTTGTGCACCTTTTTTATTTATACTATATCCGAACATTCCTCCAATATAAAAATCGGTAGCAAGCTCACATACTATTACGTCGGTATCGTGTGTTACTAACGTATAGTCATACTTTTCATTGTTTTTCGACCGATTAGTATTATACATCGTATACCCATGATATAAAATATCCTTATTCTTGAAGTGTGTATCAAGTTTCGCAATTTGTTCTTTATATCCACTACATAAAATAACATCGTCCTCCATAATAATATAATAGTCATTTACTGTATCCTTTATTAACTCGAGCCACAGACCATAGTGCGACAACGCACAACCAATAAACCCGCATCTACTTCCAAAATCATTGCCTTCAAACATTTTATATAATTCTATTGTTGTAGGTGACAATGCAAGGTCGTTGCCATATACTGCTTCTATAATTTCGTATTCTTTATCAGAAAACCCTGCCATCTCTAACTTATTTATTATCGCCCTTTTACGGTCATCTCTATGTTTTAAGTTTAAGATTTTAATACTAGAAGACATGTTTACTTTTATGGGAGGGCTGTACCGCATTCTGATACTTTCATTTGACGCGTCATCGAATTCGCAAGACTCGTAAGAATCACAAGATGGGGAGCGAATAAAAGGAGAGGTAATAGAGGAAGCTATAGGCAATAGAGGCGCATGAGATTCGTGAGATTTATCTAAATTAAATTGAGAAATGTCATTTAATTCATAAGAATTTGGTTTTGTTTTATCATGTCGCTCTGATGTTAATCTACCAATATGACGCGAACATATCATATTAAAAAATGCACTTCTATAACCAGCATCATACCAACGTTTCGCATAATCCGATTCGAAAAATTGATTTTCAGTATCATAATTACCTAAGCCGAGTATAGTTTCAACATCTATCATCGCCGGACGAAAGCTATAGTCTTGCCAGTAACAACAGTTAGGAAAAAACAA